GGTGAGAATGGAGCTGAAGCTCATTTTAAATGGGAACCTAGATCAGGTTGTTTTATTCCACACGAAGTTCAAAGCTTAGAAGATGAACCAATGCCCTGGGATTAATGAAAAGTTTATATAAAAGAAGAAAACCAAATTACCTTCCGCCATATTTGCCAAACCCGGAAGAACAAGAGTGGAAATTATTTTGTACAAGAAACAATATAAGGATATCACCTTGGGCAACATCATTAGATGGTGAATGGAAGATATGTATAAACTTAGGGCCATATAAAAGGGGAGAAAAATGTAACTTTGCTCCGTCAATTTATGACAAGCATACATTATGGCCAGAATATTATAGAATGTGTAAATATTATTATGACAAATATAGAACAACAATATAGAGCTTTATTAGCAAGTCTATTACAGTCTGCTCCTGAAAAAGAAGACAGAACAGGTGTAGGCACCAAATCAGTATTTGGTAGACAGATTGAACATGATATGTCATTAGGTTTTCCATTATTAACTGGAAAGAAAATGTATTTTAATCATGCTGTTACAGAATTGTTATGGATATTACAAGGAAGAACAGATATGGGTTATCTTCATGAGAATGGCGTTAGCTATTGGGATGATGACTATAAAAGATCTGGTAGACAAGATGGAACTTTAGGTCCTGTCTATGGCGCTCAATGGCGTGACTTTAATGGTTATGACCAGTTGATGGAGTTACTTTTTGCTATACACCATGATCCCTCATCTAGGCGACATATAATAAGTGCTTGGAGACCGGATAAATTAAAGAATATGGTATTACCACCATGTCATTATGCAATGCAAGTAAATATAAATAATGATAAAATGGATTTAATGTGGATCCAAAGATCTGCAGATGTATTCTTAGGTTTGCCATATGATATTGCAATGTACGGTTTATTATTAGAATTGTTATGTCATAATACAAAATACACACCTGGCAAACTTATAGGCCAACTTGGTGATTGTCATTTATATTTGAACCATACTGATGCAGCTTATTGTTATATATATAGAAATCCTAATTACTTTGATAAATTGCCTAAAGTTAAAATATCAGGCAAGGGATTTCAGTTTAAAGGTGGCAGAGAAAAGCCTGATGTAATAGTACCAAAAAAGAAACATATAGAATTAATTAATTATAAACCTTTGCCAGCAATACCGGCAAAATTAAACGTTGGAAAATAATGAAATATCATTTATATCACATTCCAGGTAAAAAAATCGGCGTTACACGTGATCTTAATAAAAGGGTTACGCAAACGCAGGGCTACAAGCCTGGAGAATATGAGGTTCTAGAATCTTCTACAGATATTGATTATATATCTAAGAAGGAAATAGAACTTCAACAGTCTTTTGGATATAGGAAAGACCATAAACTTTATAAAAATTTATTTAAAATGAAAATAAACGTAACCGAACAAACAACAACATTCCCGGTTCCAGTAACAAAGCTTAAAGAAACTTTGGAGAACCAAATTGGAATGGTCTGGAAAACAGGTTTTGGCAGAATATTATTATGTGCAGAACTAACAGACTGGATTACAAAAAATGCTCACGTATCAATGTACAATAGTGACAGAAGCTACGTATACAATAAAGCTGTATGGGAAGCATTCAATGAAATAAATAGCTTAGAAAGCTTAGAAAAAGACATAAAAAAATCTGAGTTAATGGACATAACCCATTTTGATTTAATAAGAAACTGGGCTGCTGAAAGAGGCATATATGAAAAAGGCAATAGTCATACACAATATGTTAAGCTTCAAGAAGAAGCTGGTGAATTAGCAAAAGCTTTACTTAATAAAGACAAAGCTGAAATTAAAGATGCTATTGGGGATATAACTGTTGTATTAACAAACTTAGCTTATCTTGAAGGTTTTACTATTGAAGAATGTATTAAAGCTGCATTCTCAGAAATATGTAATAGAACAGGCAAGATGGTTAACGGAACATTTGTAAAAGATGTGTAGAGATAAAATAATTGAGCGAGTAATTAATAAGATTAAAAGCCGCTCAGACGTAGGCTATAAAAAATATGGCGTAACGTTACACGAGGATGATCAGTCTTTAGATACATGGCTGACACATATACAAGAAGAGTTAATGGACGCTGTAAATTATATTGAAAAAGCAAAAGCTGTATTGACAGATGAGATAGAAGAAGTTGCTTTAAAAAGATTTTCAGGCGCCGATGATATAGAAGTTCATGAAGAAGAAATACTATAGAAGAAAAAAAAGAGGTCCTGTAGTTTCTAAAAAAGTTGAATACGATGGAATTAAATTTGCATCTGGCTTGGAAAAATATATGTATGTTGCTTTAAAAAATGCAAACATACGAGCTAAATACGAAGGCGAAACATTTGTATTATTAAATGGTTTTCATTTTGAAAACGAATGCCATGAAAGACAAGCTAATAGCAAAGGGTTATTTAAAAATAGAGGTAGTAAAAGAGTATTGCCTATTAAATATACTCCAGACTTTATTGGTAAAGACTTTATAATTGAAACAAAAGGTAGACCTAATGAATCTTTTCCAATGCGTTGGAAACTATTCAAAAGATTGGTAACTCAACAGTTCCCAAGTTATACTTTATTTAAACCACAAAATCAAAAAGAATGCGACAAGGTAGTAGAAATTTTACAGAGTCAGCCAAGCATTTAGCAAGACGTAAATATAAAGAACGTAAAATTGATACGTTCATTAAATGGACCGTAACTGCACGTGGGCATCTAAAGTGGAAAGACTTAGAATATATACATGATAAATACGGAATAAAATGCTATGGCTAAAAAAATAAATATATTTCAATATATAAGAAAAGCAAAAACAAAACGTCCAGGTTGTCACGCTAAATCTAAGACGTCAAATTTAAAATCAAGTAAAAATTATGTCAAAAAATACAGAGGGCAAGGGAGATAAAAATTGGAGTATGGCTCTAGGAGTATACCCAGGAATATTGTTTGGTGTTAGAACTTATGAAGGACCAACACATACACAAACAGTATTTTATCTACCATTTGTAGATCTCGCAATAGAAAAAGAAAATTAATATGGCAGCACCACTATTCACTGAAAGAATACCTTATAAACCTTTTGAATACCCAGAGTATTATACTGAAGGTTGGCTAAAACAGGCACAAGCGTTTTGGTTACATACCGAAATACCTATGTCTGGTGATGTTAAAGATTGGAATGAAAAATTAAATGATAAAGAAAAAAACCTTGTTGGAAACATACTACTCGGCTTCGCACAAACCGAATGCGCTGTCTCCGACTACTGGACGCAAAAAGTTGTATCTTGGTTCCCGAAACATGAGATTCAACAAATGGCAATGATGTTTGGAAGTCAAGAGACTATCCACGCAGTTGCATACAGTTATTTAAATGAAACATTAGGCTTAGAAGATTATGAAGCGTTCTTACATGAGCCCGCAACAGCCGCTAGGTTTGATAACTTAGTTGCTTATGAGGGTAATGATCCTGTAGGGATAGGTAAATCGTTAGCTACGTTTTCAGCCTTTGCAGAAGGCGTTAGTTTGTATTCTGCATTTGCTGTGTTATACAGTTTTCAAATGCGTAACTTACTAAAAGGTATTGGCCAACAAATGAAATGGTCTGTAAGAGATGAATCATTACATTCTAAAATGGGTTGTCAATTATTTAGACACATGTGTTCACAAATACCAGGATTAAAAGAAGAATGTAAAGAGCATGTATATGATGCAGCTTTAACGATGCACAATGCTGAAATGACTTATATATCTAAGTTATTTGAAATGGGTGATATTGAAGGTATAACAAAATATGACCTCCAACATTTTATTAAAAAACGTACAGGTGATAAAATTAAAGAATTGGGTTATAAAGCAGAAGGAAAATTTAAGTTTGAATATGACCAAAAGTCAATTGATAAAATGGCTTGGTTTGATCATCTTACCGGGGGTCACACTCACACTGATTTCTTTGCTGTTAGGCCGACTGACTATAGTAAACCGAATGAAGGCGAAGATTTTGAAGATATATGGTAAACTATAAAATAAGAAAATTTCTTGTCGAACGAAGAAGACAATTAAAACCACTAGAAAGAATGGCTACTCGTATTGGATATATGGGTGCTGGTTTTTTAGTGGCAGCGCAATGGACTTTAGAACCTATGCTATACATAGTAGGTTTTATTTGCGTCATGATACAGACTGGATCAAGAAAACAATGGAACTTAGTAGCATTAAACCTTAATGGTTTATTTGCTTGGATAAAACATTTAATAACTATATAATATGTGGAATAAAGATTGGAAAAAAGGTATTGATTACCCTAGCTGGGGAGATACTGATGTTTACAAAAAAACTATAACTGGTGGTTATTTATTCAATGGTGAAACTCCACGTGAAGCTTATACACGTGTTTGTGTTGCTGTAGCTAAGCGTTTAAATCGCCCAGAATTGGCTGAAATCTTTTTTGATTACATATGGAAGGGTTGGCTATGTTTAGCTTCTCCTGTGTTGTCTAATACAGGCACAGATAGAGGTTTGCCAATATCATGTTTTGGTATTGATGTAGGGGACTCAATATATGAGATCGGAATGAAAAACCTAGAGATGATGCTACTCGCAAAGCACGGCGGTGGAGTTGGTATCGGACTTAATATGATCAGACCCGCTGGCGCAAATATAACTGGAAATGGAACATCTGATGGAACTGTGCCTTTTTGTAAAATCTACGATAGCACTATACTCGCGACGAATCAAGGATCTGTCCGAAGAGGAGCTGCAAGCGTTAATATTAATATTGATCACCCCGACTTTGAAGAGTGGTTGGAAATTAGAGAACCTAAAGGAGACGTTAATCGTCAGTCGCTCAACTTACACCAGTGCGTTGTGGTCGGCGACAAGTTCATGCGAAGACTTGATGTCGGAGATAAAGATGCGAGGAGGTTATGGGGTAAGCTACTTCAAAAACGTAAAGCAACTGGAGAACCTTATATTTTATTTAAGGGAAATACAAACAAGGGTAACCCAGCAGCTTACAGAAAGCACGGCTTAAAAGTACACATGACAAACATATGTAGTGAAATTACATTACATACTGATGAATCACATTCATTCGTTTGTTGTTTATCATCGTTAAATATAGCTAAGTACGATGAATGGAAGAACACAAATCTAATATACGATAGTATATGGTTTTTAGATGGTGTCTTAGAAGAATTTATACAAAAATCAAAAGGTAAAGTTGGATTTCATAATTCAGTAAGATCAGCCGAAAAAGGAAGAGCATTAGGATTAGGAGTTTTAGGTTGGCATACATACTTACAAGAAAAAGGTTTACCTTTTGAAGGATTATTATCACAATATGAAACAAGAAGAATATTTAGTCAAATTAAAATTGAATCGGAAAGAGCGTCTATGGCATTGGCTGAGGAGTTCGGGGAACCCCTTTGGTGTCGCGGCTCTGCTATGCGTAACACTCATTTACGCGCTATTGCTCCTACTGTCAGCAATAGCAAACTTAGTGGAAATGTTTCCCCAGGTATCGAACCTTGGGCTGCAAACGTATTTACTGAGCAAAGCGCAAAAGGCACGTTCATACGGAAAAACCCTACGCTTAAAAAAGCTCTAAAGAAACATAAACTTGACAACGAAAAAATCTGGAACAGAATCTTAAAAGATGGTGGTTCAGTACAAGGTATAAAAGCACTTGATAACATTATGATAGGTAAGTATAATGATATACCTTTAAAAGAAGTCTTTAAAACATTTAAAGAAATAAATCAATTAGAATTAGTTAACCAAGCTGGTATACGTCAACAATATATTGATCAATCAGTTAGTTTAAACTTAGCCTTCCCGGCTGTTGCATCTCCTAAGTGGATTAATAAAGTTCATATGGCTGCATGGAAAAAAGGGATTAAAACATTATATTATATGAGAACCGAATCTGTGCTTAGAGGCGATATTGCTGAACAAGCTATGGATGAAAACTGTTTAGCTTGCGATGGATAAAATAACAATAGAACAAATATTAGAACCGGTAGGTGTTGCAAACTTCTTTAAAAATTATTGGGGTAAAAGACACTTAGTTATTAGAAGAAATAAATTTAAAGATTTATTCACGTGGGATGATTTTAATAATTATTTAAATAGATATCCACACGTAAAAGGTTTACAAATTATTGATTATCGTAAAAAAGGCGATGGTCGGTGGTGTTTAGATAAAGTACGAAATAAGAAATTAAAAGAGGTGTTTTTATCTAAAGAAGACATGTATAAACAATGGGTTAACAAAAATAGAACTTTTGTTATTCCATTTGTTGAATATGAAAAAGAAGGATTAGTTAATATATGCTTTGAGTTTGAAAAGTATTTTGGTCCTGGGCAAGCTAACGTGTATGCCTCGCCTAAAGCTAATTCAAAATCATTTCCAGCTCATGCAGATGGAACTGAAAACTTTTTATTCCATACACAAGGTAAAACTAAATGGACAGTGTATAAAGAGTTTGCACCTAATAAACCAACTGAAATAGCAGAAGAGTTTATTTTAGAACCAGGTGATTTGCTATACATACCACAATACCAATATCATAAAGTTGATACTATTGGGCCTAGAATATTAATTAGTATACACTTTAAGAATAAAGAAAACCAATCAATTGAAAAATTTAAAGTAACTACAAATAAACAAAACAAAAGACCCGTTTGGATTAATTGGGAACCAGAACAAAAACAAAAACCAAAGAGTCGAGCTAGACTCATGAATAAAGCCAATTGGTCTAAACCTTATTTTAATAAATTATGAAAGCAGGAAAAGTTTGGGGTGCAACAGAAATGATACACAAAAATGGTGTATTAGAATTCCACAGAATAGAATACAATAAAGGATTTAAATGTTCAGAACATGAACATAAATATAAATGGAACGGATTTTTCGTTGAATCCGGTGAAATGCTTATAAGAGTATGGCAAGATGATCAAGGTCTTGTAGACGAAACAATATTAAAAGCTGGTGATTTTACTATGGTAAAACCCGGTAAGTTCCATCAATTTGAAGGATTAAAAGACGGTGTAGCTTTTGAGTTATATTGGGCTGAATTTAATCACGACGATATTAACAGAAGAACATCAGGTAAAAAAATATAACATGAGAATATTTATAGGACACGACTCAAGATTTAAAGACGCAACAAAAGTTTGCGAAAAATCTATTAGAAATTACTGGCCAGACGCAGATATAACTTGGCTAAACAAAGATAAATTAAAAGAATCAGGCTTGTATGGCAGGGAAGATGTAGAAGGGGAATCAACTGAATTTTCTTTCACAAGATTTTATGTGCCTCTTTTATGTAATTACAGAGGGATAGCAATGTTTTGTGATAATGATTTTTTATGGAAAGGCGATCCAAGAGTAATAAGAAGGTATGTAAATCAAATGCAGCCTATGGCAGTTGTTAAGCATGATGACTATGAAGCTGAAGCAAATAAAATGGACGGTGTAAAAAATAAATCATACCCAAAAAAGAACTGGTCTAGTTTAATGTTATTTAGATGTAATGAATTTGAAAAGAAATTATCAAAAGAATATTTAGATAAAGCAACACCAGCACAACTACACGAATTTCATTTTATACATGAAGATAATATAGGTTCAATACCTAAAAAATATAATTGTTTAGTTGGACATTATGATTTAAAAGGTGCTAAAGCATTACATTATACAAACGGCGGACCTTGGTTTGATGACCATAGAGATGCAGAAGCTTCTGAAGAATGGTGGAGAGTATACAACAGTTTGTAAAAGATAAACGTATTATATTTGTCGGTAACTCTGTAGAGATTATGAATCATAAACTCGCAGAGTTTATTGACAGTTATGATATTGTAGTCAGATTTGGAAGAGCTATTGAGGCTAATGAGTTACAAGAACAGTCTTTAGGGACTAAATGTGACATATGGATAACTGGTCAATTTAGAGCCCCATCATATAATAGCGTTAAGGAAGAATTTGAATCAGGTAAATTTAAAAATACTGAAATTCTAATTAATAGATGTAGAGGTAATTTAATGTTGAAGGATTGGATATTGGAGGAAAGATTACCAAAAGATTTTCCCAAATATACAGAGATGTATTCTGATGATGAGTTGGTAAGTATAATGAAAGAGTTTGATAAAGATTTATTAGGTGTGAATGATTACAGACCTAGTGCAGGATTTATAAGTATTGTATGGTTTATTGATAAAATAAAGACATACAAAAGTATTGATCTTATAGGTTTTGATTTCTTTGCTAAAACTATAAATAAAAGACCACGTGATAAACGTGGCAAAGTAAGTAATTGTAATCCTCATAGTTGGCATCTACCAGTATATGTGTTAGATAGACCAGCACACGATAAAGATATGGAACAACAATATATGAGCTCTCTTAAAAGAAGAGGTATTATAAATTGGCATATGCTCAGTGATTTGAAAGCAGGCGAAGTACCTTACACTGGCTGGATGAATGGATTAAAGATTATGAAAACAGCTCCTAGATATTCTAAGATATCAAAAATTTTGCCAAAAGCTCAGCAATAACTTCAATACATAGTAATAATAAAATTGGTAGGATATATTCCCACCAATCATACTTCCCATTATTATTTAAATCAAAAAACTTCACTTATTTCTTTCTTCTTTTAAGTGCTTCTTTCCTTCTTTTTTCTAACAACTTTTTCCACTCTTCTATAGTGTAGACTTTTGTAGTTTTAGTATTAGTACATTTGTTCTTTTTAGTAACAAATACATTTTCTCTATTCTCAATTATTGATGTACTTATACATTTATCTTTAGGTTGTCTTTGTCTTTGTTGTGCATTTATATTCAAACTGAATATTAATACCATTAATACTATAATTTTTTTCATAATGTTAACATCTCCATCTACGTCTAGCGGCTTTGCCTCTTTCACCGGTCCAGCCTTTTGATCTAGCGCAGAATGATTTTCTTCTTTTAGCAGCTTTACTTCCCGGTTTAACTTTACCAGTAACTGCAGTTTTTAATTTACTTCCAGGGTTTTTCTTCCTATAAGCTCTTACACCTTTTTTAGTCATACCTGCACCTTCTTTTGTTGTACGAAAGTTACGACCTTTTCCTTTAGTAGTTTTACGTATAGCCATTATTTCTTAACACAGTTGTTTACCATTTTAAACTTACCACCTTTAGTTTTCTTACCGCTAGGTGATTTCTTTTTACCTACAGCTTTATAGCCTTTCCAACAGCTGGGTGCTTTTTTTCTTTTTTTTGCCATAATTTAATTATTTTAAAATATTAAAAATATAATTACTGCCGCTAGGCTTATTACCGCTAACTGTAATAAAAATTGTCCTTTAGTTACTTTTTTCATAATTTATTTTTTACCTTTTAATAATACTTCTCCAGATGGTCTTTTGTCTGGATTATCTCTTGGAACAATTTTGTTATTGCTGTTATTGTTATTTGATGACCCACTTGATCCTTTGCTAGGAGCATATATAGGTTTATAATTTCTATAATCTGGTTGATAATAATTATTATACCAACCACCGTAGTATCTATTAGGATACGATATGACGTTATAATAAACGTTTGGTTTAATCATATTAATAGGTAATCTTAGCGTATCACCTTGTTCTGTGACAGCTAAAACGTGCGTAATTTGTATTTTAGGTTTTGTATTGTAGGTTGCACAACTAGTGACAACCACAATGAGTACAAAAAGGGCAATTTTCCATAGTTTCATATTAAGATTTAATCATTAAAGTTCCGTCACTTTTCTTATATACCATTCCGCTAGTTAATCCCCCTGTTCCTGCAGCAGTATCATCTGCAAATGTTGAAACACTACCTAATTTTAATAAGTATCCAATATCAACCATTACAGCATTACTTGGCCCATTAGGAGCAATTTTAACAACTAAATTACCGTCCTTTCTAATTTCAAATGAATCTGCAGAATTTCCGTAGTTAATATGATAAGCATCTGTATCTCCATCTCTACCAAGAGTTAATCTTGAATAACCCGTTGAGGCATCACCTCCATTTAGTATACTCATACCGGTATTAGAAGCTCCTTCATTAACTATCAACGCGTCAGATGAACTCTCTGCGGTTTCGTCTCCATTCCCTACACGTAACTTACCAAAAATATTAACTTCAGTTGCTCCTGCTTTTAAGAAGTAAGCTCCATGTCTTTGCATCCTTACATTTTCCGTAGCTTCATCATAATCTAATATATAAGCATTTTGTTGTGTATGAGTTGCTAATCTAAATTCAGGTCCGTTACCAGCATTGGTACCGTCTTGAGTTACGACAGTCATACCACCATTAACTGAATTTATATTAACAACAAAATCATCAGCAGAAGATGGAACAGTATTTGAACCTCCACCTACTGAAGCACTAGCTGTAGACTGTAAATCATTTGACCATTCTAATTCAGAACCAGAAGAGGGTACTTTTAATACTTGGCCTGCACTACCAATTGTTTTAGGTATTGTAAATGCACCAATTGTTGCTTTACCTGCAGTAACTAATGATAATGTACTATTACCTGGATCTAAATAATGAGTACCAGTTTGTGAATCAATAAATTTATGAGCATATATTTCACTAATACCTGATATTTCTTGGTTAGAACTGTTTATGTTAATTCCATTTATAGTATCAGTATTATTAGCCTCTATTTTACCAGCAACTTTTATTGATACACCTGCGTGTCCAGGATCTAGATAGTAATTAGCGTCTTGGCCATCGAAATATTTATTAGCATAAATTTCTCCAATACCAGACATTTCTTGATTACTATTATTTATATTAATACCGTTTATAGTATCTGTGTTATTAGCCACTATAGTTCCAGTTGCAACTATGTTACCAGAAGTAGTTATGCTACCAGCATTAAAAGCGCCAGTAGTTGTTATAGCACCTGAGCCTACATCTATTCCACTAATAGTTAACTTACCGTCTTTATCAATTTTTGCAACCTCTGTAGCGCCTGAATAGAATTTTATATTACGAGAATTGCCTTCATTAAATGTAGAACCTGAAGGTAAAATTGTAAGATATGCGTTATTAGAATATGATATTGAAGTATTCATTACTAACGTTAACTTAGTGGCTGCTTCTGGAGGATTTGCAACAGCAGCTTGAATTAGTTCATCCGAAGAGTTTGTCCAACCAGTAATAGAACTTATAGTAGCACTAGTTATGGTTGTATGATTGGTTCCACCCCCAAGACCATGAATAACATCTCCAACTTGAATGGTTTCAAATGCATTGCTAGGTATAGCGGCGGCATTAAGGTCATATTGACTTTTATTAATATCAATATTAGTACCTCCATCATTACCACCACGAGCTCTAAATATTTCTTCTCCACGTGTGTAGTTACCATCATTGTCACTGTCGGCTTTTAATTTTAAATCACCATATGCAGTTATCTCTGAACTATTTTCTCCACTACCAGTTCCAACGCCTAATTGTATATTACCTTTGAATTTTGCTGATATACTACCAGAAGGATCTAAGAAATAAGTACTATCTTGACTATCAAAATATTTTTGAGCGTACATATTTGTAACACCTGAAATTTCATTTAAAGTACCATCTAACCATATACCACCAGCTCTTGCAGAACCAGACAAATGTATATCTTTCCATTCTTTTGTTGAACTACCTATATCGTATGTGTTTGTTACATCTGGTATTATATTAGAAATTACATCTGCTGCAAATGATATTGTATCTGTATCTGCATCACCGACTGTTATATTACCCGCGATAGTAACGTTTCCGCCGATAGTTGCATTTCCTGTTGTTGTTAGTGTTATGAATTTTCCATGATGAGCACCTCCGATAATGAAATCTGTTATACCACCTACAGTGTAGTTTCTAGTAACAAAGTCCGCGTTTTGTGCACCATCTGATCCGATTAGTTTGTCCTGCGATGTTATTGTACCATCTGCTGCGACTGTATGAATTCTTGGCATAGTTATATTGTTTTATATTTTGTTCTATTATCTTCGTCTTTATAAGCTAATAGGCATCTGTTTCTGTTGTTTTCCTCATTCACATAACTGACATGTACCCAATCTGGGTTATCAGAATTTCCAAATTCCCATATCATCTGGTCGAACGATAAATTTTTTCTTATGTATTCAAACATATCTGCGTTACTCATATATCCATATACATCATCAATATCAATTGCTTGTCCTTTGCAATGTTGTGAATTGGGCGACCCGCCGATCGCTTTATTTAATTCGCCTCCGCGATAGAATGAATTTATCTTTATAGGGCCATTTACGGCCTTTCTAAGAGGTTCAAATACTTTTTCTGCTAAAAGCTCCATGTTTGTTAAATGATTCTTTGTAGGATCATTATTTAAACCTAAACGCAAAGCAGTGATGCTATACACACCTTCCTTGTATGTAACGTGTTCGCTTATGTTTTTCATTTATTAATCTTTAGATAACAAGAAATAAATTCTATCTTGGATTTCATCTTTTGTTGCCGTGATTTTAAAAGTCAAATCTGCTGTCCACTGACCTCTAGGTTTACCAGCTTTATCAAGTAATATAATTAGTGGAACAGATTTTATTTGTGCTCTTAAAGAGGGCGCTTGGTCCTCTAATAGTGCATATTGCACTTTGGCTTCTTTAATACCTCTTAAATCAAAATTATTTGATTGGTTCCATTTTGCATTTATGTGCATTAAAGTGTAATCTTGTGCTGTCGCTATAAAAGCAAACAACACTAATATAATTGTAATTAAATTTTTCATCTTTTTGTTATTTCATATAATTTATCTGAATTCTTTTTAATTTCCTCTCTATTTTCTTTTATATCTTCTTTTAGTAAGTTTGTGGATGCTTCAATTTGTATAATTGTCGAACGAATTAATTCGTCTTTTAATTTAAATTCCATCTGTTTTACAAATTCTTCAGGGGCTACTTGATTTTGCAAATCTTTAATTTCCCCTTGCAAAGTAAACCACATACTCGCTAAAGCTATTGCTCCTCCAACAATCATTCCAATTGTTTTCAGGTCTAGTTGTACTTGAGTATCTTCTCCTAATTTTGTTGCCATATTTTATCTAAATGTAAAGTTTATGCCTACGGAAGAATTATAAATTTCTGAATCCCAGAATTTAGTATATTCTCCTTCAGCAAATATTCCTATTGATTTGCTTAATTTCCAGCCAAATATTATTCCAGCTTGGTAATCATCCCATTGTTCTCCTTCAGCACCTTCTATTAAACCACCTTTACCCCAATTATTACGATTTAAATAACTTACGTTTTCATCACCAGTAATATATTTATGGTAAGGTAGTATATAGTTGCCATATGCGTGAAGCCAAAAGTTTGATCTATAATGATAAAAATCAAATCCTACAACCGGTGCAATTTCACCGAAAGGATCTAATAAATCCCATTGTTCTCTATTGTATAAATTCATTAATCCACCAAATATTTCATCACGAAAATCTTTATCACTCCAAGCAACAACTTGCCCATCACTATCTTTCCATATCCAGTCGTATCTTTCTTCACCTGTATTTATATCAGTATACTTTGTAAAATTATCACTATATCCATATTCATATCCAAGACTATACCATGGATTAGCAGGATATTCTATAATCTCTCCCGTGTTAGGATTAGTGTATTGTGCTGTTTCATTTAACCATATTTCAATTGGATTATATCCATAAGGCGTTTGATGTGTTCTATATATCGCTCCAGCTGATAAACTAAATTTTTTACCAATAGGTAGTCTACCTCTTACTTCAGCTGATTGGTATTTAAATCCAACATTACCTTGTTCTCTTTGCTCTAATTTAACTATATGGTAATCACCTACATGTCTTATAAAGAATCTAGAATTAAAAAATTCTTCCCCACGTTCTCTTTCTTTTTCATAATGGAATAAATATTCTAACCCTTTAACTGATGATGTTGGTGCTGATAATGATTTATTATTTTCAGTTCCGTCATAGTATTCTTTAGCTTTTACTTCATAATCAAATCTAGCTAATTTTCTAAAACCTAAACCAACCCTATAATCCATTGGGTAGTAATCAGTTACGTCAATTACTCTTGGTATACCATACAAATCTCCGTCTGCTGGTCTTTCTACAAAGTAATCTTTATATGTTTGTTCGTACGCATTTGACGCGTCACCAGCAACATAAAACGTACCATATTTTAAAAAGTCTTTATATACCTCTTTTAAAAATTGGCTATTTGAATTAAATGAAATTAACAAACAAAATGCTAATAATAGGTTTTTCATAGTTTTTATTTTGGGAATATCCTGTTTAATGCTTCTTTACGTTTTTGACAGCCACAAGATACACCTGTAACTTCACTTATTTTATCTACAACTTTCTTTAATCCAGTTGCTGTAGTTAGTCTTTCAATATCGTCTCCTAATCCTTTAGATTTCATTGTTAAAATTTGTCGGATAGTATCTCGTCTATAGCTTCTTCTATCCTTTCTACTGTATTTTCAGGTAATTTTAAAGTTACACCTGATTCTATTTTTAATAATTGTTTACCGTTATGAAATAACATAACTGTTGGTATATATACTATACTCTCATTAGTAAAATGACCACTATGTTTACTTAAATAAAAAGAATGAATATTATGATCATCAAATTTTTTTAGGGATATTTCATTATCTTTTACAAATTCTGCACTAAATTGAACAACAGATATTCCATCTTTATATTGTGAATAACCTGTTAAAGTGAATAATAGTAATAATAATTTTAAATATTTCATAATTATCTTCTTTGGAGATCATATAAACGTTCATCTAATTTTTCCAATGTACCCTTCATAGATTCCACATCTGTTTTTATAGTTTCAACATCTTTTTGTGTGAGCTCTATAGTTTTACGAATCATTTCGTCTTTGTATTTAAACTCAACTTCACTAACAGGTGCTTTTGGTAAAAGTTTAGCTTGCTCTATGTCAGCAGCCATTACAAAATACATGCTGGCTAAAGAGATCGCCCCTGCTACAATTATTCCAATCGTTTTTAAATCTAATTTTAATTGAGTTTTTTCTGATATTTCTGTTGCCATAAGTTAACTTTGTATACTATATGTAATTACCTATTTTTCTGTATTTTTAACTATTTAAAAGTGCCCGCGGCATATCTTTTAACTTTCTTTTTTCTTTTCTTTTTAGATTTATCCTCTTCTTGCATTCCTAATTCCCATTCACCCCATCCTAAAGCTAATGCTACTTTTTGCCAATATTCAGCTTCTTCACCCATCGCTGCTTCCATATTTTGTGCTTTTCTTATAGCCCTATCTAACGGGAAGTTAAATACGGCTGAGCTGAATTGTGCACCAGCATTTAAAGCAGGATTATCTAGGGTAGGTTCAAACATGTTTTCTTTAGTAACTTTCTTTCTTAAATAATCTGCACCTCTTAGCTTTTTAATTTTTGTATGTAAAGGAGGTGAAACAGATAATGCCTGTAAGGCTGGTTCATTAGCTCCAGTTATTACTGCTTTAGCAACATTTTTAACAGCTACTGTTGCATTACCTATTAAACCAGATCCTCTTAGTAATGAATCTAACATACCTTCCCCAATATTCACATTTCTTTGTTGTTGAGCGTCATCTTCTTCATCTGAAAATGCAGATACAAATAATGCTTTTTGTAAAGCATTAAATATAAGGTTTTGAATCATCCCGTAATAAGTAATCTTAGTAAGTTTTTCTTTAGGATCACCCCTACGGGCTATTAAATCTTGTAAATTTCTTTTAATAATTCTATTATACTGCATTGGTGTATTAGCAAATGCTAACATAAATCTACCTAAATTACCAGCTTGTTGTTCAGATATTCTGTCTGGTCTACTAGACTGTTGCGTTTCTTCTGTAATTTTCATAAAATCACGGAATGCTTTTTTCTCCGCTTCTTTTTCAGACAATCCTTCTTTTTTATATCTGTTTAATCTATTTCTGTACATGGAAGCACCACCTGTTGAAATTGCAAAACTATCAGCCATTCTTGTTAACACAAATCCTTTATTAAGCATTAAAGCTATAACGCCTTGAACACCGCCCTTTTCTTGTGCTAATGCTAATTCACTTTCGTTTACATTTATTTTATTACCTCCACGTCTACTTTGTAAGTATTGTGAATTAAATAAAGTATTAAAGTCTTTCCAATATTGTTTTTGATTTCCAAAAGCTTTTGCTGCTTGTAATGGGTTATTATCTGAAAAGTTTATATAGTTTATATTGGATATTGTTTGTAGAACTGCTGATCTAGTGTTTAAAAACATAATAGCACCAACTGAACCATTAACCCAGTCATTCCATTTTTCTATTGTTTCATTACCACCCCATTTTCTATTTGAGCCAGTTTTCATTCTTTCTAAAGTTCTTTTTAGAGTCTTAACATATTTAGGGCCATAAGCGGCTTCTAGCTTAAGTAAATTTTCTTTATTAAATAATTGATCCGCATTGTTTTGCCAAACTTCTAAGTGTTTTGTTCTTTTGGCACCATTTACTAAATCAACCATGTCCATCGCAATATTACCCGCAACCCAACTTTCTTTAGGTTTTGCGTAACCATCACCTTTTGTAATTTTTACTATTTCATTAGCAAATGTATGCAAGTCAGCATTTTTATCAACTTCTTTTAATAATTCGCTTTTAACTTTTTTGCTTATACCTGGAATTTCATATCCAAGCTTATTCCACATATATACTCTTACTGCTTGTTCTTTTGTAAATACACCGCCTTCTGTATATTCTTTTAAGGTTTTAGGAACAGCAGTCAGTTTCTTTTTTATTGCTTTAAAATCATTTTTTAATGCCATTGCTTCATTAGTCATTCCTTCTACAGCCTTATTATATGGCTCATATAATACTTTATCGTAAAATTCTAATTGTTTTTCACCAGCTTTGCCTTTAGCTAATGTTTTATGCATTAACCCCGCGAAATCTTCAGCACCTACAGGTATGAAATAATCACCAAAATCTATTTTAGCTCTTTTACCCCTAGCCATTGCGGTTGCGGCACCAAATACAGATTCTTTTTTAATACCAGTTGATTTTTCTAAATAGCCATTAAACTCTTTTGAAATATCTTGTTTCGAAAATCTAGCAGATTGTACTTCTCTCGCTTCTTTATTTCCTGCTTCGCCTTTTTCAATAACCTCTAATATATCTGTTGTTTTACCTTTAGAATATTTAAGCGCCATTTTAGCTTGAGGTTTAGCTATTGGTAAGGTTTTATTAAATCTTTTTAAAGCTTCTGCTTTTGTTATTTTACCAACTATTACATCACCTATAAGGTTGGCAGCATTTCTTTGAACATTTATATTATTTTTCCAAACCTTTTGGGGAACGTCAAAACCATATTCTTTTGCTTTAGAAATACCATTACCATTTTTTATAGCATAAGGATTAATAAACTTATTACCAAAATATTCATTAAACAATCTTGCGTCTGCACTTGGTATTTTAACCTCTTTTTCACCATTCTTAACTCTATCCCATGCTTTTCTAATTGCTGGATGTAATTTTGATTTTGCTTCCCAAACTGTGCCGTCTGCTAAAATGTATTTATCATCAACTATTTTTTCACTTTCTTTTGTTAATATATATTGTCTATAGTTTTTTGCAAGCCATTCAGTCATTTGCTTTTTAGCTGCAGCATCTTTAGCCTCGGCGATATCTTTAATCATTACATTGAACTCGCCATTTTGTAGGACATGCTCAAATCTATTTCCTCCACCACCTTTTTTAATACCTAGTTCATAGTGAGTTGCTTTCGCTAATTGTCTATTTAAACCTCCACTAGCATTTTGATTATATATTAAATCCCATGTTGCTCTTGGTTCAATTTTTAATAATTCAACAACATTATTTATATACTCTCTAATGGCTTCTTTAGTTAAAGGCTCATTTTTTACGTGATCTTTAGTTATTCTTTTAACAAAATTGTTTATAGTTTCTTTTGTTTTTATAGAAGGCTTAGAATTTCCATGCTTCATTGCGGCACTTTGAGGAGCGTCTTTACCTAGTTTACTAAGTATTCTTTGTTGAAATATATTTATTTGTTTATTTCCTACTTTTGCACCAGAAATATCAACAGTCCAACCATGCTCAAGCATTTTTTGATTTTCTGTTTTTCTTTTGCCCGTTAAGTCTTTTCCTATAACAAAGAAAGATCCTTTTGGTAAATTAACAACTTTTGTTCCTGAACTTCTTAAATCAACCGCTTTAGCTCCCCAAGTTACTAAATTGCCAGATGAATATAAATCAAACAAAAAAGGCAATTTTTCTAGTGGAGCACCTTCAATAAGTTGGAAATGTTCATTTACTTGTTCTTTTGAGTCTGCAAAAAATCCTTTTGGACCAAAACCACTTTCTCTTAATTTAACACCCTCTGAATTTTTAGAAAAATAAACATCAAATTCCTTTTGGAATTTTCTAGCAGTTATATCTTTTTGTTCTTTTGTAAATATAGGTTTTTTAGCGTTACCAATCATTGCGTCCGTCAAAGCTTGAGTATACAATGTTTCAAGTAATTTTTCTTTTGTATTAGGAACTTTAAAATAATCTTTTATTTCTTTATTAGATCTACGTCTAGTACTTAGTCTTTCATATACAAAAACACCATTAGCTAAATTTTCAGTATAACTTGCTTTACCATCTTTAATAGCAAGCTCCATCATTTCTTTAGTTGTTGCTTTACTATAGTTTTGAGCTGCTGGGTTTTCTGTTGTATATCCACCTCTACCTTTCTTTAAGTATTTAGATGTTTTATTGTTATCTGCTTCTTTCCTAACAAACATTGGTTCTCTACCTGTTTTAGAATAAAACTTTTCTGATTGTACAAAAAATGCTAAATTTAATCCTTTAGGGTTTTTCAAAATACCATCCATTATTTCACCAAGGAAATTATCATATTTTGTAGCCCCAATTTCTTTCTTAAATTCTTCAAACAATTTTGTATCCTTAAACACTTCTTTACCAAATCTATTCCTAAAATCTTTATGTTCTGGGGCGATACCCTCTTCTTTTAATTTTTGAGCAATATCTAATGCTTTATCAACAAACTTTTGTCTTAATTGTGTGCCAGCATCTAATATAGCTTTACCATTTACTTTAAGATTTCTTTGTACTATAGAAGGAGTTCCGTTAGAAACCTTATCTACTAAGTTTTTATTTTCAAAGCTTTTATTAATAATATCATCATTATTTTCTTTTCTTTCAAGTTTTCTTTGAACATTCTCGTTTGTTGTAGATTGTATTATTCTATTATATCTAGGATCTTTTTCGTAAAACTCTTGAAGCCTAACATCAAATAAGCTTCTTCCTGTTCCGGGTACAAAAGAATTTAAATAACCCATCACGCTCTTATTTATAGCAGGGTCATATTTTTTCAATAACCCTACTAAACCCCTTCCATCATTTAAAATAAACTCATCAGCAATTTCTTGTTTAGCTTCTTTATTTTTTTGAAAATCAGCGTCAAGTTTTACATTTTTAAGCCTTCGCATAGTTTCTTTTGCAAAGTTTTTATTATAAGCTACTATAAAAGCATTGTCTGAAGTTTTGTCTAATTTTAAACCTTCTTTTTCAATTGCTTCATAACTTATTTTTCCATCAAAATCTTTTTCAGAAAATTTAGCTTCACCAGTTTCAATATTTAATTTTGCTAATTCAACTTCTTTTTCAAATCCTCTAAATTTTTCTTGTAATGCTAATTCTAAATCTTCTTTCTTTTGCCCTTTTGCTTTTTTAATTTTAGCTCTTAGTTCGGCAGCAGTAAATTGAGTTTCTAAATTTTCAACTCTTTTTATTTGTTCTTTAAAGCCTTGCTCAATATTTCTATTCATTATTTGATTACCAGGCCCCATATCTCTGTTTTCCTGTATCTTAGCTTTTAATTTTGCTACGCCCGTTTTCTTATCTGATTCTAATTCCATTTTAAAACTTCTAGAATCTTTACCTTTACCTTTAAGACCTTTTGTAGGTGCGTCTTTTGATATTGCTTTAGCCGCTTCAATACCTAAGGTTTCATTTTTAGAATAACTTTTTATTAAATTAAATAATTGCTCACCAGTTCCAACACCAACTTCAAGATTTTCAAATCCTTTCTTTTTCATCCCAGGAATAAAATCTAATAAAGAATTTCCAACCTTTTCGCTAAATTTAATCTCCCCATTAGCTATAGATTCAGATAAAGTAGTTAAGTGCTCCTCATAATAATCTTCTTTTGCTAGCTCTTTCCCCTTTTCATCATATCTATAATTTTTATCTATTCTTTCTTGAACAATTTTTCTTTGCTCAGGGGTTAATTTATCTAATACGTCATCAATTATTTTAATACCTTCTTTAGTTACTTTACCTTTATCATCTTTTAAAACATCTCTTAAAACATGGTGTAATACCTCGTGTTTACCTGTAGTTATTGTTCTTGTTTTTAAAGCCAGGTTTTTATTTATAATCATTTTTTGGGTATTTGGATTATAAAAAGCCAATGTACCCCTAACATCTCTAGATTTTAAACCTGATGAATTATATAACTCTTGGAATTCTCTTTCTGTTCTAGCTTGCTTAAGCCCTTTTGCTTGCCCAGTAACTTTTAATATTTCTCTTGCAGAAGCAATATCTTCTTGATATCTTTTATTGTTATATGCTTCTAATGTTTTTTGAATTTTCTTATAGCTTTCTCCTTCGTTTAAATCTTTATATTTTTCTTCTAATTGTTTTAACTCCTCTTTTTCACCTTCGGTTTTTTCACCTTTAAATTTTAATTCATTCTGTCTAGAAGCATTTTCCCACATTTTAGATAAATGCTCGTATGCTTGTTCTCTTTCTTCTTTAGCATTAAAATCAGTCTTATATTCACTATTATTTAAAAACTTTTGTATTTGCTCATGTTTTTTTAGTTGGCCCTGCATGTGATCTCTAAACTCCTTACCTTCAGCTAATTTTCTACCTTTAGATCCCATAGAGTTTAAAACATAAGCTGGGTTTACATTTGAGAATTGTCTGCTTTCATGTTCTGTTAATTTTTCACCAGCTAATAATTTGTTACCTACAGTAGACGCCTCCATTTCATTTTTAAAGTAATGCCCATTCCCATCTTTACCACTTTCAGATTCTATTATTTTTTTAGAAGTAATTATAGCTAATTTATTTTCTAAAATTATTTTATCTGTTCTAGCTTTATTTATTTGCTCATTTGCCTGCTCTTCTGTAATTTTACCATTTTTTTGGTTTGATTCAATTTCATTAATTTTATTTTGATAAGCTTTATTAATATCTTTTTCTAAAGGATTTTGTTTATATCTTTTATCTTTACTAGCAAAATTATCAATTCTATTATGATCAATGTTAAAAGATTCAGCTGCTTGTTCTGATCTGGCATCTCTACCTTTCATTCTAAGCATATCTTCACGCATGCTATGGTAAGTATTCCTAAAACCTTTAGGGGTAATTCCTTTGGAACCGTTAAGCAGTGCCATTTTAACAAATTCAGCACTCCAGCTTTCTAATAACTTTTGGCCATAATAATCAGAGTAATTAGGGTCATCTTTATCAACTTCTAAAAGTTTTTGAAATTCTTCATTATCTGTTAAAAATTGGGCAAAGTGATAAACAGAAGAACCCGATGCTGCTCCAATAGTCCCTTCAATAACAGCTGCTCCTGAATTATATTGCATTAAATTATGTGTTGCTTTACTAAAAAAGCCACCTGGAGTCATTAATCTTTTCATTAATCCAGCTGCGAATTTATTACTGCCACCAAGCGCTCCACCAAATAATACACTAGATTTTACTTCTTCTCTGTCTCCACCTTTTAATAATGTCAAACCTGTAAATAAAGCTGCTTCATCAACTGCACCTAAAGTAAATTTAGTTGCACCTCTAGTAATACGATTACTGTATAATATACCTCCCTTTAAAGCTTTATCAACTTTATTTAATCCTTTTGAAATAGCATTACCAGAAACTTTTCTTAAAGCATATATTTCAGCTGCAAACATACCTAAATCAACGAAGCCATCACCAATATATCTGGCATTTCCAAATCCTTCGTATAGCCTTTCATTTGCTTTTTTCGGGTCCACATATTTTAAATTAGTATTTTTATGTATAGCCGCATCAAAAAATTGCACTGCTTGCTGTTTGCTTTCTAACCCTTCATTAAGGCTTAATCTTCTTCCTACGTTATCTACAACACCACCCATAAATGTATCTCTAGTCACATCAAACTCCATGCCAAGAACCTTTTTTGTTCTTTTCTCCATAGGGTCGATGTTCATAGTAACCGCTTTATTAAACGCTAAATATTCTTTTAAAGCATTATTAAATCTATTTGCCTCGGGTGTTGTACCAGATATAGTAGTTATATTGGTAGGGATATCATCATCCTCAAAAATTCCTTTTAAATTTCTTAAGTCTGCATGAAAGTTTGAGTCATTTCCAGCAAAATCCAGTATGCTAGATAAATACTTTTGGCCTGGATATTTAAATGTTTGATTTTTAAAATTCCCTTCGCCTTTATTTTGTATTTCCAAATGTGCATCTTTAGCTATAGCCTTAAGATTAGAAAAAGCTTTTGCTAATCCCGCGTCTAATTCATCAGTTTCCATGCTTTCTGTTAACTCCTGTGCTTGTTCCAACACTTCCTTAGCTTCGCCTGTGGCTTGATCCATAGAAACTATATTACCTTTATTAGGCCCTGATATTTCATATAACTGCTTAACATTACCATCTATATAATCTTGGTAAGTAGGATTGTTTTTTAATGCTTGTATTGCCTCTGGATCACCGCTATCAAGAACCTTTCTTGATAATTCTGCAAATTCTTTATCATCACCGCTAAAAAATTGAATACCTTTTTGTATAACATTTTCTATATGTTTTTCTTCACCTCCAGCTTTCTCCCCGTCTTGTACATACTCTTGGCTGCTTATTATCTCATCGTAAATTGCTCTAAGTTTATTTATATTAAAACTTCTAGTATTATATTTATGATTTTGCATGATCATATTCGGATCATCACCATATGTAACAACAAAACGATCACCATCCCCAACTTCCTTTAAATTTTCTTCACCAAAAATGTATGGTTTTGAGCCCATAACATATTCCCCTACAGCCCCAGCAAGTGTATGGACCGCACCTGCACCGTCAAACTTTACTCTAGAGTAAGGTTCAGTATATAAGTTATGGTCATCATCTCGAAAATTATGTTTAGTATTACTAAGTGAAGAGGCCACGTGTTGAGTCATGGGGTGTACTTTAGCACCACTTAAAACCAACTTTTCATCCTCCGTCATTGTGCCCATACCTGCATGCTCAATCATTTTTAGTAAATACGGATTAGAAACTTCAGAAAAGCCAGGTATTAATTCTTCTAGTAGTTTATTTCTATTTAATAAAGCCTTAGGGTCTTGTGTGGCTGAAAGTAAACCTTTATATTTTTCAGGGTCAGAATGTATTTTTTTAGCTATATCATCATAATCAAAACCTTTCTTGTTAATAAGCCTATCATCATGCTTATTTTTAGCTTTTTTAATATTTTCTTCAACTTTTATATTATCCAATACAAGTGGATCTTTAGTACCAAAACCAGTTGGTTTATTTATATGGGCTTTTGGATCAAAAGGCTTAAAATTATTTTGATCTAATGACCCCAAAGAAAAATCTTCCGAATTTAAATCCATATTGACTGCTTGATTTTCCGACCCTACATTCGCAGTCTCCT